CCTTATGCTCGAAGAATTGTCCGAAGAACTCCAACTTACCGCAGTGGTTATCGCAGGACTAGTTACGCTCGCCGGGGTGTTCCGATGCGTCGCCAAGTCCGAGTGCGTCGCTACGCCAGAAGACGATATTGAATAATATAAAGTTTACCTTAAAAAATGTCTTTCGTTTCTAAAAGGAGAAGAACCAGTACTGGTTCTAGCGGACACCGCCGACTAGCTCGATTTGTCACCCAAGGCGCTGGAGCTGCTGCTGGATTTCAAGCAGGCGGCTTACCTGGCGCGTTCCAAGGTGCTGCTTTAGCTGGAGAAGTATTTGATGTTGGTAGTGGAATTATGTACCCTGAACCAACTATTGAAGATGCAGCTGACAATGTTCATCGAACCGAAGTTTACCCTAAAAATAAAATGGGACAAGCTACGTATAAAGGTTACTTTAAACGCGCGTCTTACAAAACCAAAACCATTGAAGGTGAATATGCTTCTAGAGGGTATGTTCAGAAACGTGAAAGTTTTGGAACTGTTTCCGATCCTCACTGTTTGTACATTGGCCACACTACGTATGACCCTGCAATGATTGGTGGTACAATTGCTGCTGCTTTGATTAGGAAAGTTCTTGCGAAAGCTGGAATTACTTTGAATAGTCGTTATGAAGAGTTGCCATTGGCTGGTATTACCAATTCAAGAGGATTCAAAATTGATTTTCACACCATTACTCAGGCAGGAGTGACTACTTTAGTTGATTCATATGTCTTTGCAGATGATGCTACTTTAACAACTGTGATTACTGCAATGCCAGATCTTGCGCAGTTTTTTATTAATTGTTTACTTGGTGATAATACTGAAATGGATGAAAAACCTTATGCTTTGTTGTTGTATCAACAAGATAGATATCAAAATGATCCTGTGCTGGACGAAGCTCGGCTTGCGGCCAAATTAGATCTTGGAGAAGAAATTATTTCTATGAAAATTATGTCCTATATGACAATTCAAAATCGAACTCAAGGAACCTTTGAAACCGGTGGGACCTTTAATGTGGAAAGATCTGACGTACAACCCTTGAAAGGACGTTTGTATGAATTCAAAAATGCTGATTGGAGATTACGTATTGTTAATGTCCCACAAAGTCTTCTAAACCATGTTCCTGTGGATCGTGCAGTTATGGTCAGATCTGCTCAACTTGGGGCTGATTTTCAAGATGTTGTACCACCGAATTATTTTCAAAACTGTGTTAAAAGTGGACTAGTTAAAATGCAACCGGGAAATATGAAGAGAATGGCAATTAATTACAAATTTAATGGATTATTAGTGAATATGCTTGTGAAGATGCGTGCAGCATCAAATTTCATTGTTGGTGGTGTAAATTACGCATCACGTGTACCCGGGCAAATGCAAGTGATTGGGTTCGAGGAAGAAATGAGAACTGTTTCTGCCCAATCTATCGACTGTGCTTATGAAAGACAGTATGTAGTGGGTGTATCTTTTAGGACAAGAAAACCTGCACCTCTTAAAGTAGGGTTAGCTGCTGTTGGACCTCAAAACAATACCGCTTAATAAATTAGTTATAGTGTGCTTTATTTAGTAATAGTATCCATCTATCTAAGTCACGAATTAGATTATCATATTGAATTTGATTCCATGCATTACCCAATGGAGGATGATCAATTAGAAAACGTACGCGATCAATCTTCTTTCGCAAATAATTGTGAGCTCTAGAATTAGCCACATCATCAGTGTCCCAAGTGTCAGGTTGAACAATAAAAGGATTATTAGGAGTAGCATCAAGAATTGGCGGGTTCATTTATGCTGGAGAAAGCACTAGATGATCAAAATTAGTGGGGAATTGCTCTTCTTATATACTATTCTGCGGAAAATTAACCATGCGGTTATTCATGCGGTCAATAAAAAAAAACCCCCGAGATTTTTCCGATTATCCGCATATCCGAATCAATCGGACATTCACATAGCGATCCATGACGCTCGTGGCGAGTGCTCGGAGCCGAACGAGTGGCGAATGGATACGCCCGATACAATCATAAATACCCTAGCATAGTTTGTGGTCCTTTTAGAAATCCATCGCACTTAATTTGCGGAAAATCCCAAATTTTAGGACATGAGACTTGACTGCTTTTAGTCTTGATCACATGGAAACACAGAAGGTCCAGCCATATTATTACCTGGACCTTCTGTGTCTGTGCCTGCACTATAAAAAGACACACATAGCCTCCCCATTTTTAGCATGACTGCTAAAAATCGCAACTTCGTCTTTACGTGGAATAATTACTCAACTGATTCCTCTGATTATTTGAAAGAGCTTGTTGACACTGGAGTGGCAAAATATGTTGGATATTGTGAAGAAGTTGCTCCTACCACCGGAACACCCCACCTTCAAGGATATATTGCGTTCAACAATGCTAGAACGAAAGCTCAAGCACGTACTATTCTAGATGGATGCCATGTAGAAGTTATGCTTGGATCTATTGCCCAGAATGAAACTTATTGCTCCAAATCGGGAGAAATGAAGCACCTTGGGGTAAAACCTATTTCTAACGATAACAAAGGTCGCGCCGAGAAACTTAGATGGCAACGAGCAAAAGAACTTGCTAAATCCGGAAATCTTGACGAGATTGACGCCGACATTTTTATCCGCTGTTACAGTACTCTCCAACGGATTCGAACTGACTTCACAGCCAAACCTGCACCCCAAGATGTTACGTGTTATTGGATTTATGGACCTACCGGAACAGGGAAGAGTCATTCTGTCGAGACTACGTTTCCTTTATGTTATAAGAAAAACATGGATGACCCTAAATGGTTCGACTCTTACCAGGGAGAAGAGACTGTGTATCTTGAGGATCTTGATAAGTATCAAGTTAAATGGGGAGGATTACTCAAAAGACTCGCTGATCGATGGCCACTGCTTGTTAATCTTAAAGGCAGCATGCGCTACATCCGACCAAAGCGAATTATCGTTACTTCTAACTATAACCTTGATGAAATTTGGTCGGATTCCGGCACGCTTGATCCGTTACTTAGACGATTTACCGTAGTTCTTAAAGAATCACAGGATCAAGTTATTGACTTTACCTAAATAATAAATGCCTTATGCTCGAAGAATTGTCCGAAGAACTCCAACTTACCGCAGTGGTTATCGCAGGACTAGTTACGCTCGCCGGGGTGTTCCGATGCGTCGCCAAGTCCGAGTGCGTCGCTACGCCAGAA